GTGGTTGATGGTGGATCTGGATACACGGACCCACAAATCATAGTATCTGAACCGACATATTCAAACTTACCTGTTACTGGAGTTTTCAGAGTAGGTGTAGGTTCAACATCTTTAACAGGGATAGGATTATCAATTTCTCTCGAAGTTGGTCCATCTTATAGCACCGGTATTGGTTCTACATATTTTGAAGTTAAATCATTCAGTATAAGTAAAAATGGTTATGGATTTAAAAAAGGTGATGTAATTAAACCAGTAGGTTTAGTTACCGCTATTGGATTAGAAAGTCCTTTACAAGAATTTGAACTTACTGTTTTAGATATATTTACAGATTCTTCTTCTATCATACAGTTTGGAGAACTTGATTTTATAGATTCCATACAAAATCTTCAAGATGGTATTAGAAGAAGATTCCCACTATTCAGAAATTCAAGTCTTCTCAGTTTTGAAACAGACTCTTCAGACTTAGAATCAACTCTAATAGATTTAGATGCTGTTTTAGTTATTTTTATAAATGGAATATTGCAAGAACCTAAGGTTTCATATGTGTTTGAAGGTGGAACAGCGTTCACATTTGCAGAACCACCTAAACCAGAAGATAAAATAGATATATTCTTCTACAGAGGAACAAGAGATATTGATAGTTTTATTACAGGTGTTAAAGAAACTATAAAAGTTGGTGATAATGTTAGAATATCAAATAGTGTAGAAGTTAATGATCCATATAATCAAGAATCTAGAACTGTTTTTGAAATATTAAGTTCAGATTCAATTGAAACGAATATTTATTCCGGAGCAGGAATTAATACTGAATATTATAAACCAATTAGTTGGACAAAACAAAAGAGAGATAAAATTATTAATAGTCTTTATATTTCAAAGGCAAGAGATTCTTTATCATCACTAGTTTTCCCAACTTCCAGATTAATTTCTAATTTTGATACTGATGATTTATCACTATTTGTAGATAATATTGATTTGTATGATTATGAAACAGAAGTTTTCAATGAAGTCATTCAAGAATTTGATTTAGTTATCGTAGATTCTAATAATTTTGAATCTGCAAACTTATCCGCTACTGTTACATCAGGATCTATATCGGGAATATCTATTTTAAGTGGAGGATCTGGTTATACTCCAGGAGAAACTATATCTTTAAAAATTTCATCACCAATTTATAGTGATGGATCTCGTGCTACTGCAAATGCTGTTGTTTCGGCTGCAGGAACAGTTTCTTCAATATCTATTACTAATGTTGGTTCAGGATATACTGACAACAGAGAACCTCAGGTAATCGCACCATTACCTACTGGAAAAATAGAAACTCTAAGTAATGCATCATTCATTCAAGGATTTTCTGGAATAGTAACAGGAATAACAACTTCAATTGGATTAAATGGTAATCCTCTTGCAATTACATTTTATGTAAACAAAGAGTCAGGAACATTTTCAACTTTGCTAGAGGGTTATCCCATCGTAATTTCAAATACCAATGTAGGTGATGGAATTATAAGCATTGATAATGATGATTCATCTATTATTGGAATTGGAACTTCCTTCTCAGATAATATATACAAGATTCATAGTATAAGTAGTGATGGAAATGTTGCTATTGTAACTTCGAATATACTTTCATCTACAGATTTTACTGGTATAAACACAGAAGGTGAAATAGTCGGAAACTTCTCTTGGGGAAGAATTTCCGGATTCTCCAGATCTCAAAATCCAGTATCATATGCAGTCACTGGGTATACTATTAATTCTGGTTTAACAACTTTCCCACAACTACAAAGAAGAGGATTTGGGTTGAGAGATACTGGATCGATTAAAAAATAATTTGTTCCTTGATGCAAATATAAATAATAAAAAGTCCTCCCAAACAAACTATGCCTAATGCGATTATAACAGATCAATTTAGAATATTAAATGCGAAAAATTTTGTAGATTCTATTAATAATGTTGATGATCAATATTATCTATTTGTAAGTCTACCAAATCCAACAACGATAGGATTTGGTAGAACAGATGTTTGGGATTCGAATACTCCTGATCCTCTTGACAGTTTCTCATATGAAAATCATGTGAGGAATACTATTTTATTTGGAAAAAAGATAACGTCTGAAAATACTAAAAGATTGGTTAGAAGAATTGATTGGGTGCAAGGAACTAGATATGAAATGTATAGGGATGATTATAGTATTAATAATCCCTCTCCACTTACACAATCAACTAGACTTTATGATGCAAACTATTATGTAATGAATTCTAATTATCGAGTTTATTTGTGTATCGATAATGGATCTAGTGGGACTAATATTTTAGGTAATGCATCATTAGACGAACCAAATTTCACTGATTTGGAACCTTCAAGGGCGGGAGAAAGTAATGATGGTTATATTTGGAAATATTTGTACACTGTAACACCAACAGATATTATAAAATTTGACTCCACAGAATACATTCCTGTTCCTTCAGATTGGGACACTTCTACAAATGGAGAGATTCGTCAAATAAGAGAAAACGGAAATTCTGATAATAATAACAACCAGATTAAAAAGATTTTTATTCAGAAAAAAGGATTAAATTATCAAATACCAGATACTGGTGCTAGATGTAAAATATTAGGAGATGGAAATGGTGCAGAAGCATTGATTCAGACTAATTCAGTAGGAGAAATATCTCAGGTAGATATTTCTTCTGGAGGGAGTGGATATACCTATGGTGTAGTTGATCTTGGACAGTACAATACAACTGTAAGTGTTGGTGGTTCTTTTGCTGAATTAATACCAATTATTCCACCATCAAAGGGTCATGGATTTGACATATACAAAGAATTGGGATCTGACAGAGTTTTAATATATGCACGTTTTGATGACTCTACAAAATTATTTCCAATAGATACAAATTTTGCTCAGGTTGGAATTATTAAAAATCCATCTCAATATGATTCAAATACCACTTTGAATCAAAATCAATTTTCCGGAGTATTTTCTTTAAAATTAAATGAAAGTAATTTATCAGTTTCAATTGGTGATATTATAACACAAAGAGTAACAGATGAAAATGGTGCAACTGTTATTGCAAAAGGATATGTTGCATCATATGATAATGAAACAAAAGTATTAAAATATGTCCGTGATAGATCTTTATATTATGATGATTCATTTACTGCAAAAGATTATATTGGAATATCATCAGAATCTAAAATCGTAGAGTTTCAATCCACATCAAATCAAATATCACCGATTTCAGCAACTATTGATACTAGTTTTGAAGGTAATGTGGTAACAGTAAATAATAAAGTTATTGATTTGGGGGTTGAATTTCAACAAGGTATTGCAAATCCAGACATAAATAGTAAAAACGGGGATATAATATATCTCAATAATAGACCAACAATTTCTAGAAACACTAGACAAAAAGAAGACATTAAAATTATACTGGAATTCTAAAAATGCCACAAAAAACGAATTTAAATACCAGTCCATATTATGATGATTATGATTCTAGAAAAAATTTTTATAAGGTTTTATTCAAACCTGGATATCCAGTACAAGCGAGAGAGTTAACTACTTTACAGTCAATATTACAAAATCAAATTGAATCTTTTGGTAGTCACATATTTAAAGAAGGATCGATGGTGATTCCTGGCGGAGTCACTTATGATGGTGATTATCACGCTGTAAAAATAAATTCAACACACTTAGGAATAAATGTATCTTCTTATGCTTCAAATTTAATTGGTAAAAAAATACTAGGAGAAACTTCAAGAAATACTGCTATTGTTAAAAGAGTTTTATCTGAAAGTGAATCAACAGAAGATAGACTTACATTATATGTAAAATATCTTGATTCTGACTTAAATTATGAATTTACATCTTTTTCTGACAATGAAAATCTAATCTTATTGGATACTTTGACTTATGGAGCATCTGTCATTTCATCTGGAGAAACATTTTCAACAACAATATCTCAAAATTCTACTGCTATTGGATCGGCAGCATTTATTTCAGAAGGAATATATTTTATAAGAGGATCTTTTGTAAGCGTATCTTCTGATAGTATAATTTTAGATCAATACTCAAATTCTCCATCCTATAGAATTGGTCTATCAATTTCGGAAAATATTGTTACTGCAAAAAACGATGATAGTTTATTTGATAATGCAAGAGGATTCTCCAATTACTCTGCTCCAGGAGCAGATAGATTTAGAATAACAACTACTCTTTCTAAAAAGAATTTAGATGATGTTAGTGATGATAAAAATTTTGTAGAGATTTTAAGAGTAACTAATGGTATAATTAAAAAAATTCAAGATAAAACTGAGTATTCTGCAATAAGAGATTATCTAGCAAAAAGAACTTATGAAGAATCTGGTGATTATTCAGTATCTCCATTTTCTATTAATGTTGAAAATTCTTTAAATGATAGAATTAATAGCGATGGTTTATTTTTCGAAAATCAAAGTACACCCGAAGGAAATAATCCATCAGATGATCTTCTATGTGTAAAAATATCTCCTGGTAAATCTTATGTAAGGGGATATGATATTGATAAATCTGATATTACATATATCGATGTAGAAAAACCAAGAATAGTAGAAACAATTGATAATTCATATGTCCCATTTGAAATGGGAAATTTGCTTAAAGTTAATAATGTCACTGGACCATTATCATTTGGATCTGATGGAGATTATTATGTCTATCTTCAAAATCAAAGAAAAAACTCTACAACTGTTGGGTCTGGAACAACAGTAGGAATAGCAAGAGCATATTCAATAAATCTTTCAAACTCAAGTTATACAAATCCATCATCTGAATGGAACTTATACCTATATGATATTCAAACATATACTGAAATAACTCTTAATGATTCTTTGAATAGTTTAAGTTGCCCTAGCACATCATATATTGTTGGAAAAAGTAGTAATGCTAGTGGATATACTGTAGAAAATGCAAATTCAGATAAAATAATCATTACTCAAACATCAGGAACTTTTAATGTAGGTGAAAGAATAATAATTAATGGATTAGAAAAATATCCCAGAAGCATTAAAGAAATAAAAAGTTATAATATATCTGATATTAAATCAGTTCATCAACCAACTTCTGTTAGTGGATTATCTACTGCATTTATTGCTGATACAGTTCTGGAAAAAAGATTTTTAAATAATTTTTCAATCTCAGATAGAATTTTTATTAATTCATCTGGAATAGCAACCTGTCCCGGAAAAAGTTTCTTAGGAATACGAAGTGATGCAATTTTAAGGTATCAAAGATCTGGATTAACAACTGAAACATATAATAAAGTTGATTCAATTTCTTCTGATGGGTCTACAATCTATTTGTCAGGAATTTCATCTGTATTTGGAGTGTGTGATGGTTCATTACCATCATCAACAGAGTTTGTTTCTTTCTCTGTTGGAGTTCCTCAAATAAAAAATCAAGAGAATTCCTCACTTTATGGACGTTTATCTCATCAAAATATTTCAGATGTTTCTCTTTCAAGATCAAATCTAGTTATTAGAAAACAAGTAGAAAGCACTACAACGACTGGTGGTGAGATTTTTATAACAACAGGTTCTATTGGAATAACAAGTGCATTTTTTGAAGATTTTGATACTGAAAGATATCAAGTAGTTTATTCTACTGATGGCGAAGTTGAAAAATTAACATCAGATCAATTTGTAATGGGATCCGGATCTGGATCATTTACTATTAATGGTTTGAGATCATCAGAAGGTGTTGTGGTTACTACAACATTGAGAAAATTCTCAGTTACCAACAAAAATAAACAATATGTTAAAAGTAGAAAATTAATAGTAAATAAAACAAAATATGATCAAGCAACATTAAATACTGGACTTTCATATAATAATTATTATGGATTGAGAGTGGAAGATAATGAAATATCCCTAAATGTTCCAGATGTATCTGAAATTATTGGAGTATTTGAGTCTTTAGATTCTAACGCTCCTGTATTGGATAAATTAACTTTCCTGTCTTCATATAATTTAAATGCGAATTCTATACTTGGTGAGCAAATCAGGGGATTAACTAGTGGAGCAATTGCACAAATTGCTACAAATGATTCTTCAGATGAAGTTGAAATTTGTTACTTAAATTCATCGAAATTTATTTTAGGAGAATCTGTTAGATTCTTAGAATCTAATATTACTGCCGATGTCCAACTAATAACTTCTGGAAAATATTTAAATAGAACTAATTCATATAAACTAGATAAAGGTCAAAAAGAACAATATTATGATTTTTCTAAAATAGTTAAAAATTCTGATGAAACTATCAGTAGACAATTACTAGTTGTTTATAATTCATTTTTAGTTCCATCTACGGATAGTGGTGATGTATATACTGTAAAGAGTTATCCAGAAAATGTATATGGAAATAATATCCCAGAAGTCACTAACAATATAAGATGTTCAGATATTTTAGATTTTAGACCAAGAGTTTTTGAATTTAATAGTGTCAACTCCTCTCCATTTTCTTTCTACTCTAAGAGTTTTTCTAACGTACAATCAAATGTAAATCTTACATTGGCACCAAATGAAAGTTCTTTGGTCGGTTATAGTTATTATCTACCAAGAATAGACAGATTAGTTTTAAATAAAACAGGAGAATTTAAGATTATAAAGGGAACTCCATCACTAACACCAAGTGTTCCTGGAAATATTGAAGATTCTATGACAATTGCAACCATATCTTTACCTGCGTACTTATACAATTCTTCTGATGCTCAGGTTAGATTGGTTGACAATAGAAGATTTACTATGAGAGAAATTGGGGGAATTCAAGATAGAGTATCCAATCTGGAAAGAGTAACTACATTATCATTATTAGAATTAGATACTAAAACTTTACAAATTCAAGATTCGGATGGTTTAAATAGATTTAAGTGTGGATTTTTTGTTGATGACTTTAAAGATTTTTCTTTTTCAGATGTTGGAAATATAGATTTAAAATGTATTATTGATGCAGAAAAAAATGAACTTATACCACCTAGAGATACATTTAGCATTAAACCCCAATTAGTACCAGCACAAAATATTGATATTGGTAGTATTGATATTGATAATTCAGATTATCAACTTTTTGATAATAATATAAGAAAAACCGGTGATTTTGTTACTCTTCAATATGTTGAACGATCATGGACTAATATAACACAATTGATAGCAACAAGAGTTGAAAATGTTAATCCATTTAACATTGTAGAATATGTTGGAAATATGAAATTAAATCCAGCATCTGACACTTGGGTTAGAGATGTTGTTATTAATAGAGGTGCAACTAGATTTACGTGGGGTGGATGGAATGGAACTTACTTAGAAAATGTTTTAAGATCTACTGAACCTGATACATTTATGAGGTCTAGAAATGTAGAATTTGTTGCTACATCGTTGAAACCACTAACTAGATACTATTCATTTTTAGATAAAAATAATACTATTGATATTATTCCAAAATTATTGCAGGTATCAATGGTTTCTGGAGAATTTAGTACTGGTGAAATAGTTGATGGTTATTTTGGATCTGAAAAAATAATTACTTTCAGATTGTGCCAACAAAATCATAAGAAAGGTTCATTTGATCAACCTACAGAAGTTTATAATGCAAATCCATTCAACACATCAGTTCAACTAAGTGGATATTCCGCATCAACAACTGTAATTAACATCGACACAACGTCTCTAGCACAAGAATCTTTAGGAAGATTCTCTGGATATGTTGCAGGAGGAATGACTCTAATTGGAAGAACATCGAGATCACAAGCAATCGTTTCTGATAGAATTGATTTAATATCAGATACCTATGGAGATGTTATTGGTTGCTTCTTTATAAGAGAACCAAATACAACACCTCCACCACCACTAAGAATTACAACAGGTACTAAAAAATTCAAAGTATCTACAAGTTTAGTTGATGCAGAATTTTTACCAAAAGGTTTTGTTGTAAATGCCGCAGAGACTGATTATTCCGCAACTGGAATAGTTAGAAACTTTGAGACAGTTAGAGTTACTGTAAGAGTTCCACCACCACCACCGCCACCACCGCGGCGAAGAATTCCTCGCGGAGATCCTCTCGCACAAACTTTTACAACTGATTCTGATGGAGGATTCTTAACTAGTGTCGATTTATTCTTCCAGAGTAAAGATCCGGTAGAAAAATTAACTGTTGAACTCAGAACTGTTGAGTTAGGAACACCAACGAATCTTCTTGTTCAAGATTACTCTCAGGTTGAGTTATTGCCTGAACAAATTTTTGTTTCGGAAAATTCAGAAACTCCAACAAGAGTTACTTTCCCATCACCAGTTTATCTTGAACCTGACACTGAATATGCTTTAGTTTTAAGAACTCCAACAAGTGATCAATATTATGCTTGGATTGCTAGAATGGGTGAAAGATCTGTAAATACTCAAGATTTACCAGATGCTGAAGGTGTAGTTTATGCTAGACAATACACTGGTGGAAGTCTATTTAAGTCTCAAAATGGTACTGTATGGACTGCTAATCAATTTGAAGATCTAAAATTTAGATTATATAAAGCATCCTTTAATTCCAGAGTTGGTACTGTTTACTTTAATAACCCATCTTTATTGGAAAGTGGTTCTGACACTGATTTCAATATTCAAAGAACTATAAGTAATCCAATAACAACTATTCCTAGAAAACTTATAGTCGGTATAGAAACTTCTACCACTTTAGATTCCATTTTTACAATAGGTACAAAAGTTGGAACTGGAAATACTGTAAGTGGAATTGTTGAATTTATTGGTGGAAATATATCCGGAATTTCAACATTGAATACCGGAATTGGTTATTCTTCTGGAGGACCTTCTGTATTTTATAATGTACCACTTTACAATATTATTGGTGAAGGGACAGGTGCAACTGCAAATGTGACTATTTTGAATGAGGAAATATCGAATGTATCTATTGCAAATAGTGGAAATGGTTATGTTATTGGAGATGTTTTAGGAATTACAACATCTGCAGTTGTGAAAGGAACGGGATCTAGAATAACAGTTTCTAATACAAATGGAATAGACACTTTATATCTAACTAATGTCGTTGGTGAAAAATTCAATTCGGGAGATACATTAGTATATTATGATGGCAATAATCCTGTTTCTCTTGCAGGAACAATCACTAGAAAAAATAGTGAGGTATTAGGTCCTATTTTTGAAGGTAATGTATTCCAAGTATACCAATATAGTCATGGTATGCATTCCGACACAAATGAATTTATTCTATCAAATGTATTGCCTAATACTATTCCAACTCCAATTATTGAAACCATCGGCATCAATACTGAGGCAACTGTATCTGTTGGTGATACTTCATTATATGTACAGTATGAAGGATTAAATGTTGGTACAGGAAATACTGGATATGTAAAAATAAATAATGAAATTATTGCATACAATAGTGTTGGAGATGGAGTTCTTAATATATCTGGAAGAGGGATTGACAATACAATAGAAAGAACTCACACCGTAGGTGATTTACTTTATAAGTATGAACTAAATGGAGTGTCATTGTTGCGTATTAATAAAACTCACAATATGAGTGATTTTAATACATTTACAAATTCATTAAAGACTTTAGATACTTATTTTGTTGAGTTTGATAATGCACCTAGAAATAGTGGTATAAATTATTTAAGTTTTAATGATCAAAAGTCTGTTGGTGGAGATTCCTGCGTATTCTCACAAAACTTACAATTTAATTCAATTACTCCATACTTAAATATATTGACTCCTGGAAGAACTTCTGTTCAATCTAGAATAAGAACAGTTTCAGCTACTAGTTCTGATGGTAATGAACCATCATTTATTGACAGGGGATTTGAACCAATTGAATTAAATAGAGAAAATAATTTAAATAGTACTAGAATGATTTGTTCCAGAGTTAATGAAGTTTCAAAATTAGGTAATTTACCTAGAAATAAATCATTTACTCTTGCTGTTGATTTAGAAACTGATAATTCCAACCTATCTCCAATTATTGATTTACGAGAAGGTGCAATTTCTATTCTAAGTAGAAATAGAATTAATAAACCAACAAATAATTATATTGGAGATTCTTTTGCAAATCAATTACAAAATGATCCACACTCAGGAATTTATATTAGCAAAAAAATAGATTTAAAACAACCAGCAACTTCTCTTAAAGTCTTTATTAGTGCTTATCGTGATGAGGAATCGGATTTTAGGGTTCTATACAGGTTGTTTAAGTCGGATTCTAGTGAAATTACACAATCTTACCAACTATTCCCGGGTTATAAGAATATGATCGATATTGATGGTGATGGTTTTGGAGATGTTGTTATTGACCAATCATTAAATACTGGTGAACCTGATAGTTTCGTTCGAGCAAGTAGAGAAGATGAGTTCTTAGATTATCAATTTACTGCTGAAAACTTGGATCAATTTAATGGATTTATAATTAAAATTGTAATGAATGGTGCAAATGAATCTAAACCACCCAAATTTAAAGATCTACGAGTAGTTGCTCTTGCTTAAAATGATTCCAGTTGAAGGACATAAAAACTTATATAGAGATGAGAGTAGTGGTGCTATCATTAACACCAATTCTATCGAATAT